AGTGGAGGAGACATAACAAATGTTAGAAGCAATAGTAAATATTATTGTGATGGCAACGATGCTGGCACTGGGCGCTATTCTGTTTGTCTTTGTATGCGCCATGATCGGTTGGATGATTTACGCAACGCAGAACGGAGGCGATGATGACTGAAGAAGACGAAGCGTTCAACGAGATTGAGCGCAGAAGTATTGCCAAAAAGGATGCCGTTAAAGCGCAGTTGGACAAACCACAGCGCACATGGGTAGGGCTGACGGATGAGGATTTTTATGGTCAATCGGACTTACAAAGATTGGCGATGAAGTATGCCGAAGCCAAACTTAAGGAGAAGAACACATGACATTTAGAGAAAAAACAATCAAATATATCAAAGACATACTGCGAGCCAAGACTATTTCCGAGGTAATTCAACTAGAACTAACGGAGGCACACCTACGTAAGCTGGAAGCTGAGACTGCCGCTGAGTATGCGTATGCCGCCATGCAATACAACGAAGAGCGCATTGTTAGGTTGGAGAAGCGGCTGGCAAAACACGCGGGGGACAAGCATGATTGACCGACTCATTATCAGTGCTGTGCTAGGCACAGTGGGGTTTAACGGCTTGTTCCCCGACACACCGCCGCCATTGACGTTAAAACAAAAAGCAAAGGAGAGATCCATAAGCAACATGTGCGACAGGAAGTCCAAGAGCAAGGCAGTAAAAGATTTGTGCAAGCGTTGGAAGGAGAAGAACACATGAGAGGAAAAGGAATTAATAACGTACTGGCACAGAACTTGATGGCGGTGAACACGCATTTAGACAGCGAACGAGAACTTCATGGTAGACCTAAGATGTGTTGGAAATGCCAAAAGGATAAGTCTACTCGCGGTGGGTATGTAAAGGCACAGGCTGGGTTTTTTAAATTTGTTTGTAAAGATTGTATGGATGCCAAGAAACTTAAGGAGACTAAGATTGATTGAACAAATCAAAACATTTTTTGGGAGGATGCGTGGCTTTCACAGTCAGCGCAAAGTGATAGTAGAGCAGGGGTTGCTTTGGAAATGCACCAAATGCGGCCTAATTTTCTTAAACAAGAGAGAAGGGGAAAAGCATGGTAGTGAAAGAAATTGTTGAAAACGAGAACGGCACAATGACCATCATTTGTGACTTTGAACCAGCGGAAATACGTGCTTGCGTAGAGGTTGGGTTTTTGAAGCTACTCAAGGACTACCTTGATGAACATGCACCGTACCATCAGAAGGCCATAGATGCTGAAACCAAAACGTGAAGTAACCAAAAACGGACGAAGCGTTAGCGCCAAACTAACACAGAGCGAGTACGAGGAGTGGGTAAAACTTGGTAAAGGTAAATGGCTAAGAGCATTTCTAAAAGATAGCCGATTTGAAAGGAAAGCAAATGACCGAGGAAATTAAAAAACGAAAAGGACGAGGCCCTAGTAAGAAGCCAACCCTTTTTAATACGAGCTTGCGATTACCAAGGGGGGTGATGGATTACTTCAACACCCATCATCCGTATTCAAAGCAAGCCAAAATCCGTGAAATTCTTACCGAGTACGTAAACAGCCAACAGCAAGGAGCTAACAATGGCAACAACTAAGAAAACCAGCCGCGCCGCAAAGATGCGTGAGTATTTTGCAATCAACCCAACAGCTACACCTAGCGAAGTAGCCAAGAAGTTCAAGACCACGTATCAAGTTGCGTACATGTGCAAGAGAAGTATGGATAAGATGGTATCAGACGCTGTATACGAACTTACCAAAGGCCGTAAAGTACAACGTGGGTCGGAATGGAAGTCGGAATGGAAAAACATAGGAATCGTTTCAACCAACACCCCGATAACAATGGAAGAGCCCAAAGCCGACCCAGTGAATCACCCTACTCATTACAAGGTAGGTGGTATGGAGACTATCGACTTTATCGAGGCGAAAGATTTATCCTATCACTTAGGCAACGCTGTGAAGTACATCAGCCGAGCCGACCACAAGGGCAACCGCAAGCAAGACTTGGAGAAAGCTAAGTGGTATCTTGAACGAGCCATTGCACAATCTTCTTGACCACGCCTAACAAATGTTAGGGTAAGTCCTAGCCGCCTACGGGCGGCTTTTTTACGTCTGTCGCTTGACATTGTCCAGCAATATGTTATTATCGCCGCTTGAAAATAAATTGGAGTAGTTAGTGGCGGTAACACCCGAGGCCAAGGTCAAGGCCAAGATCAAAAAAATCCTGAAAGACCACGGTGTCTACTATGCCATGCCCATCGGCACTGGCTACGGCAATTCAGGAGTCCCCGATTTTCTATGCTGTGTCAACGGAAACTTCCTTGCAATCGAAGCCAAGGCGGGTAAAGGCACGACCACAGCGCTGCAAGAAAAAAATCTGCGAGAGATAAAACAAGCCGGTGGCACAGCCGCCGTTATTGCCGAAGAGCAACTCGAATACTTAGAGCAACTTATCCAACTGATGAAGCAATGAACATAATCACAATCGACTTTGAAACAGCCTACGGCGGTGACCTTGGGTTTGCCAAGCAGACCACTGAGGAATATATCCGTGACCCACGCTTTGAAGTTATCGGTGTTGCAGTACAAGTAAACGATGGCGAGCCGGTGTGGTTCAGCGGTACACACTCAGCCATGTACCAGTTCCTCCAAAAGTACGACTGGAAGAATTCCCTTGCGCTGGCGCACAACGCTGTCTTTGACGGAGCCATTCTGAATTGGCAGTACGGCATTACACCCAAGGGTTGGTTGGATACGCTGAGCATGGCGCGAGCATTGCATGGTACTCAAGTAGGCGGCAGTCTAGGGGTCTTAGCGACCTACTACGAAATCGGGGTTAAGGGCGAACAAGTCAAACAGTACATCAATTATTTTCGTAAGAGTTTTACCAAGGATGAGTTAGCCGACTACGCAAGCTACTGCAAGAACGATGTGAAGTTGACATGGGACTTGTTTGGTTTGATGAGCCAAGGCTTTCCAAAGATTGAGCTACGCCTGATTGACTTGACCATCCGTATGTTCACCGAGCCAGTATTGCAGTTGGACAAAGAGATGTTGCAAAAACATTTGCATGTAGAGCAAGCACGGAAGGTCACGTTACTTGACAGCTTTAACAAAGACACCCTGATGAGCAACCCTCAGTTCGCCGACTTGCTCGTATCGTTGGGTGTTGAGCCGCCCATGAAGAAGAGCCCAGCCACAGGTATGCAGACTTACGCATTCTCTAAGACGGATGAAGGATTCAAGGCCCTGTTGGAGCATGAGGATACTCGGGTACAAGCAGTAGTTGCGGCCCGGCTGGGAACGAAGTCAACTATTGAAGAGACCCGCACCGAGCGGTTCATTGGGATCGCTAACCGAGGCCCAATGCCTGTACCCCTACGCTACTACGCCGCACACACTGGACGCTGGGGCGGTGACGACAAGATCAACTTACAGAACTTGCAACGTGCATCTCCGCTGAAGAAGTCTATCCTTGCGCCGTTTGGCATGGTGGTGATTGACTCGGATTCATCACAGATTGAGGCACGGACGTTGGCATGGCTGGCTGGGCAGGACGATTTGGTGGAAGCATTTGAAAGGGGCGAAGATGTATACAAAATCATGGCATCGGCTATCTATGGCAAGAAGGTTGAGGCGATCACTAAGGATGAGCGTTTTGTCGGTAAAACAACGATTCTTGGGGCTGGGTATGGTATGGGTGCAGTTAAGTTTAGAGCGCAACTCAAAACTTTTGGAGTGGAGGTATCGGAGGATGAGGCGAAACGCATCATTGATACATATCGCCGAACCTACCCAAACATATCAGCGTTGTGGAAAAAGGCGGCAAATGTGTTCCCCGCAATCATCGGTGAACAAACCACATCCTTTGGTCGGGGCGGCATTCTCAAGGTAGATGGGTCAGACGGCATCCTGTTACCCAACGGACTGCGCTTGAAGTACCCCAACCTACGTAAAAAGTTAGACGATGACGGCGATGTCGAGTACGTGTACGACACCAAGAAGGGCAAGACTATCATTCCCAATCGAATCTATGGCGGTAAAGTGATTGAGAACGTATGCCAAGCACTTGCACGTATTGTGATAGGTGAGCAGATGTTGATGATTGCGAAAAAGTACCGCGTTGTTATGACCGTTCATGACGCCGTGGCTTGTGTTGCACCGGAGGCCGAGGCTGAAACAGCTAAGGAGTACGTTGAATTGTGTATGCGCTTACGCCCGTCGTGGGCACCCGAGCTACCTCTGAACTGCGAAGCGGGGTATGGAAAGAGCTATGGAGATTGCTGATGCGGGTTGTATGGAAGTACGTCAACAAGAAAACACGCGATGTCCACTTTTCTTGGGAGCGTTGGGCAAAGGGCGATGCGTATGGGTTTTGGGAATTTAGAATACCAAAGGAAAAATTATGAGTGTCGTATGGTCGTTCAGTAGCTTGAAAACATTTGAGCAATGCCCCAAGAAGTACTATCACACCAAGATAGCCAAGGACATTGTTGAGCCTGATACAACGGCAACGCTGTACGGCAAGACTGCTCATACTGTGGCAGAGGAATACATTCGTGACGATAAACCTATCCCGCCAGCGTTCGACTACATGCAAGACACACTGGATGCCCTTAAAAATTTAGAGGGGGAGAAGCTGTGCGAGGTAAAGCTGGGCTTGACCAAAGACTTAGAAGCTTGCGAGTTCCATGCTCCGAACGTATGGTGGCATGGTATTGCCGACTTGGTCGTGCTTAACGAGGCAAAAGGCTTAGCGCATTCTGCCGACTACAAAACCAGCAAGAACACGCGGTACGCAGATACCAAACAGCTTGACCTTGTGGCGGCGGGTATCTTTGCCAAGTTCCCCAAAATCAATAGAGTTAAGTCTGCGTTGATCTTCACGGTGTGCAAGGAATTTTTGAAGGTTGAGCACCATAGAGAAATGATGCAAAAGTACCTAGAAAAACCAGCAATGGTTGTTGCACGGATTGAGGCGGCATTGGAAAATGGGGTGTGGAACCCCATCAGTGGGCCACTGTGCAAATTCTGCGCAGTCAAACAATGTGAGTACAACAGGAGTTAAAGATGAAATTTGATTCAACCACTTACGAACCTAATGATTGGAACACCTACTACGGTGCTGTGCGTGCTGTAGTGGATGAAGAAGGGAGCGGTAATAGTGAAATCACTATATTGGAGTTTGAAACCCCCTCGGGTTTTTCGCAATTGATGGAAGTTACGATATTGACAGGTGACAACCCACAAGACGAAACTGTTAGGACGTTAGAAAATGTACATACGGTTCGCATAAAGATAACGGGCGAGTGGGAAGGCTGTGAAATTCTGCGTGGTTTAGCCGACTTATTACACGCCTTGAAACTCAAAGCAACACTTGAATAAAATTTTAAGGAGGCATCATGCCATACGTAAACAAACCTAGACCATACAAGAAAGAATATGAACAGCAAAAAACAAGAGGCGAATCTGATACCCGCCTTGAACGCCAACGAGCAAGAAGTGAGATGGACAAGAAGGGCGTTGACCGTACTGGAAAAGACATCGACCATGT